TTTTAATGTCCCGTCGGACGCCTCCTCTGAGAACAAATGGTTGATTGATAGAATGGACCTCACAAGAGTTACCAACTCTTGCGCCTGCACAGACCCGAGCAAGCTCGAGGGCCCTATGTGACAGGTTCCCGCATATCGACAGTCCACCACAGACTGTGCGCATTCTAAATTAATTGTTTCAGAACACTTATACTAGGTATAAATGTGCTCATGTGATCCACATAAGCTGAGGCCTTACATCTTTCATCCAAAGACACGATCGAGTACTCATCATATAGGTCTATGACGTGTGCTTGATAGTTGTGTTTCCACACCTCCGGTATGGCAGACTCAACGAATCGCATTGGGATCGGTTGTAGTACCTGACATGTGTCAAGGTACCCCTCCATTGCGATTTGTTGCTCTACCGTTACGCCGAAGAGTCGTTCGGTTAAAAGACGCGTGCGCCTTGGTATGGCTTTAGGAGCGTTTGCATCCAAAGCATCGTAAGCCTGACGATACTTTGTTTCTTTCCAGGTGCCCGAGTTTTGCATGTATCTTATTTCCCGGTCGAGATCGTGAGCTGTCACTCTCAGGATATAAGATGCTAGGGACTGTATGATTGGGCAGCCCGGATACTGGTGTAAATAACTGTTAGCTTTGCATCTCAAGATCGCGTCTCTAGTCTGTTGTCGTGACGAGACGTACTTTTTGTTACTCCAACCAATGTTGCAGAGCACCTCCAGCGGATCTGTGATCTGTACTAAGTCGACAGGATCGAACAGATTACCGCAGAAGGACGCGAGGCCTATTTCCTCGAAGTCCTGCAATTTGATTATGAGCCCCATGCTTGTGAAAGTTGCTGTTACCGGCTTCGCATCAGGATGAAAGACGGCTAACCCGTCATCACCCTCAAATACACCACGAACATATTCAGAGTAGTTCGCAATCCAATCATCCATGCTTCCGGTGTAACCGTTAGCGATGTGTGCTTGATTGGATGCAAACAACGTGAACATCAAATTCGAAAACCCGTTTCCGAGGGAAGTATTCATCTCCCCGGACATTCGTGTGGCCTCTAGATGGATTTGAAACCATCTGTTTCGGAGTACGTTGGTTTGAGCCATCGATTCCCGAAGGAGGGCCATGAACTCGGGTCCATGTTTGAGTTTCTTGGTGCAGTGTTTGTAAAGCTGGAATTCGCAAGATTCCATGAGATCTTCCGTGAAATGTGCTTCGAAAGAGGAATAATCTGTAACTTGGTATGAATCCATCCAGTCACTAAGTAAATCACGGAGAACCACAGGACGATCCGCGACCGGCACATACTTAATGAGAGGACCGAAGTCCAAGCCATCATACTTCAATCCGAAAACACATTTCGAGATTTGTGAGAAGATTGGTCCGACTGATAATTTGAACGCGTCGGACCGGCTGTTTATCATGCGAGGATGCTTATATTCAGCATACGCCTCGTCTTTGATAAAGTTATTAACCCGGTACATCTTCGCCTTTTTGCGGAAGACGAAGGGGTCGCACTCTTCGGAGAATTCACTTTGAACTTTTCGTAACTGTTCTTTCCGATTAGCGCTATAGGTTGTGTTTTCAGACAACCAGGTCTCTACAGATATATCAGTGTCTTGGTCCAGGACAGGGATATGATAACTGCAGAATTTTTCGACAAAGCGAGCGAATTGGCGCCTCATGCGCCTGGGCATTCGTCCAGTGTCTGTTGCAATTCGTTTTATTGCACCACTACCTGCGGAGATAGGATCATCGGCCGGTCTGGGTAAGGCAGCACCCTGAACATGACATCCCAAAGAACGAGCGACCGGGGGTCGTCGTGATATGGGGTCTCTTTGACGCTGTGCCTTATACTCATACTTCGTGAAAACCATTGGTTTCAACGAAGTATGGTAAGGACCACAGTTTTGTTCATACGGTGTGTACCCGACCATGAATGGACCTCTCTCTAGTGGTGGAGAACGAAATGCGACACCTTGGAGTTGAGCTCCGCGGTGTGGTTGAGGGCTAGTCCATGCCCCAAAACTGTCTCTTGGATGGGGTTATGCCCCCGCTCCAAGCCAGTGATCATGCACTGCTTGTACTCATGTTTGAGAGCACAAGCGGCTTGTGTAAGACGCTGGGCGAATAGGTCCCTATCCGGGACCATGAGAAGTTTCGGAACTGTAAGCTCCCGTTCAACCTTATGGACGTGGTCGAGTTTCCTGGTCTCAGTCATGGAGTAGGTGGGGTAGACATGGGGCAACGGTAGTCGCACCTGGTAGCCCATCGTGTATTTCGCCGGAATTGGTTGGACGAGCCACGATGACTTGAGACCCAACCGTGGACGGTCGGACTCAACCTCGAAGGTTGTGAAGTTGCTGGTCGACATAGGTCGATAGTAGCGTCGGCCAGCAATGACCACCTCCAGGAGAGGTAGTCGGGTGACAAATGGTGTGTGTTTTGATTGTTTTTTTAGATTGCGATATTGGTAATGGTATTGAGGATCACATTCCGCTAGGACAACATTGGCTAAAGTGGGAAAAACCAACAAGGAGCGGTATGCTAAATCGTTAAAGTCGGGTGTCCTTCGTGCTTGAACACAAGTCTCGACTGCCAAAACAGAGGCGCTGGAAGCAGCGCTGATGTTGGCTACCGTTGAGGTTAGGTCAGTCCATGCATTGTCTTTAAATTCATCCTTTAGACGGATGGCCTCGTTGTAGGCACCGCCAGACAACCCTATGGCAACCTGTAAAAGGAAGACGGGAATATGGCGGATGCCATTGGCACGGAAGGCTGGGGCGCTTTCGATTAAGCGCCTCACCACCCATGCCCCGGAGGCAACAGTGTATGCTGACAGAGAGACGACCACAGGCCGCACACGTTTGAACATGAGAACCAAGAGTTCAACGTCCACAACTCGGAGGGTCCGGAATCCCTGGCGTGCAATTTCTGATTGCACCACAGCGATTTCGACACCAGCGAGCAGC